TGATACAGTTGCATCAGTTGCATTTGCTAGAAAATTTGGTACTCATGGAGAATTATTAAAACCTATTTTAAATGATATTATAAAAAAATATAGAGCTTCAACTCTAACTGAGTCTCAACAAACTATGGGTATAGCAAAAGAAGCAGACTTAATGATGGACACTATTAATGCATACTTTAATAGATTTGGTTCTTCAGGAAGAAATCAATTAAAAGCTAGTATGGGTATAGTTGCTATGTTATCTAATTTAAATATGTTGGGTAGAGTTACTATATCATCTTTAGGTGATTTAGTTCAACCTGTTCAACACTCTTCTAAATGGACTTCGGCAATCAGAGGATTATTAAGAACTAATTTGTTTAGAGCACAATGGGAAAAAGGTCCAGCTAGAAATATGAATTATCATTTTACTAATGAAATGAATAAAGCAGTATTTAAAAGTGCAGGTTTAGAAGGTAATAATGTTGCTTTTAGACAAGGTTTTATGGGTAATTGGAGAGATTATGGAGTAAAAGATATTGCTAAAACTTCTACTTGGAATAATATTGCATTCAAAGCATTAGGATTAGAATGGTTAACAGGTTATGCAAGAAGATTTGCATACAATACTGCTGCTATAGATGCTCATTTATTAGCTAGAAGTTATGTAAAAGCAGTTCAAAAAAATGGAGCTAATAGTAGAGGTGCATTACTTCTTTTAGATGATTTAACTAAATATAATATAAAAGCTAATCAAGCTTTAACAATTGGTAAATTTAAAAATTTTGATTCAGCTCTTCAAAATAAAATTAGTAAGGAATCTTTAAATACAGCAGGTATGATAGGTTCTAATAGAGATGCACTTATTCCACAATTTGAAAATAGATTATTATTTACACAAAGTCAAACACCATGGATTAGAATATTAGGACAGTTCTTATCGTGGGCACAAGCAAAATCTGCACAAACAAATAAAATTTTAATGAGAGTAGAGAATGGTGATGTAAGACAATTAATTAAAACATTAGCTGTTATTCCTGTATATGGTGGTATTCAACAATTAAGAGAAATTGCTAAATATGGAGAAGTATCTACACATCCTGATTATGATACAGCAAAATTTTTAGCAAAATCAGGACAACTATCAGGTATGCCAGGGTGGGTAGTTGATTTATTTATGAATAGATTTTTAGGTCCTGGTAAACGAGACCCATGGTTTAATTTTGCACCAGCATTTTCAATAATGGGTTCGGCTGGTACTGCAGCTAAACAAGTTTTAGATAAGAAACCTGACCAAGCTATGCAAACTCTATCAAAAAGATTCCTTCCTCTTCCTAATTGGAGAAGATGGATTAAAAGATGGTGGTGGGATTTACCAAAATTAAAAGGTACAGATGTAGGAACTAAAGTTACATTTAGTAAGGGAGGTAGAGTAGGATTTAATAAAGGAAATGTAGTAGAAACTGCTGCTATGGAAGATATAAATATAAATCAACAGATGGCTAAAGCTGTGGAAAATAAAATATTACCTCCGCTTATAGAAGAAGAACAAATATTACCTCAGAAAAAACCTGACCAAATTAATTGGAAGTTTATTGGAGAACTTGAAGGTGAAGGATATGAAACTGGTTATGTACCTACTGATAACAATGGTAAAATTATAGGTACTTCAGGTGTAACAATTGCTACTGGTGTAGATTTAGGCACTAAGGATAGAAATTTTTTTAATGATATGGATGTTAGTGAAGAAATTATTACAAAGTTAGAACCTTTTTTTAATTTAAAAGGAGCAGATGCATTATTACAAGCTGAAAAATTACAGTTATCAGCTAGTGAAGTAAAAGAATTAGATACAGCTATTAAAAAGAAATATTCAAAAGATATAATTAATCAATATGAAAAAGATTCTGGTAAAAATTTTGAAGATTTAACTTCAGAACAACAAACAGTTATTACTTCTGTTGCTTTTCAACATGGTCTTAAACAAACTACATCATATAATTTTTGGGACCAAGTTATAACAGATGACTGGAATGGTGCTATTACTAATCTAAGAGATTGGGATGGTACAGGGAAACCTAGTCAAACTCAAATAAGAAGAGATAAAGAAGCAGATTTATTAGAAGGTTTGTTTGAAAAAGAAAAGAAATAGTTGACAACCACCGAATTTCTTACTATACTATAGTATGAAAGAGTAATGTCCATTGTGGAGTTACTCAACTTAAATCGCTTAACGAAAGGATTAACATGACAACATACGATTTAATAAACTTTGACCCCTTTAAGAATTTCTCTATCGGTTTCGATAGAATGTTTGATTCTTTAAATGAGGTCTCTCGACTTAACACTTCAAACTTCCCTCCATATAACATAAGAAAGTTAAAGGATGGTAAGTATCTTGTCGAAATGGCATTAGCAGGGTTCTCTAAGGAGGACTTGAAATGCGAACTACAAGATGGTGTATTAACCATTGAAGCTAAAAAAGAAAAGAAAGATGTAGAGAACTTGATTCATCAAGGGATTGCATCTCGAAGTGTTTTAAGGAAGTTTACGTTATCAGAGTATGTCAAAGTAGATGACGCTGATTTTAAAGATGGAATGCTTAAAATCAAACTCTACGAAGATTTACCTGAAAGTAAAAAGCCTAAAACAATAAAGATTAAATAAATCTTTACTGTCATGGTGGTATCAGTATAACTCGTTAGAGTACAACTGCTCTGCCACCATAAAAAATTATGATACCATACAATATATTATTTAAACTTGGTTCTAAAGCTGTCGGTACGTTTATGACTAGACGAAAAGAAAAGTCTGACAGAGCACACGCAATAGCTATGCAAGAAATGGCTACTGGAAATGAACGAGCAAAAAGAAATGGTTCTTTATTTTTAGATTTAATATTAGGTGCATTTATACTCGCACCATTAGGCATATTAGCTTATGGTTCTTACTTAGGTGATGAACTAATATTAAATAGAACTGAATTTTATTTTAGCAGACTAAAAGAAATTCCTGAAGTCTACCTTTACTTAGTGTTTATCGTAGTAGGTGGAAACTATGGAATATCTGTTACAAGTTTATTAAAAAATAGAAAAAAATAAAATGCGAATATCTGATAAGACTGCTATCAGTATGCCTATGCGTAATTTACTTGGCATAATTTCTGCAGTCGCTGTTGGGGTGTATGCTTTTTTTGGGATTCAAGAGACTCTCAACAAGCATAGCACAACTTTAGAATTAATGTCTAAAGATTTAGAAGCTAATAGTGAATTCAGAATTAAATATCCTAGAGGTGAGTTAGGTACATCTGCAGGAGAAGCAGAGCTTTTCATGTTAGTGGAACACATGGCAGGACAGGTTACTAAAATCGAAGATGCTATGTCAAACATGATGCATAATGAAGTTAACATAGATAGACTTCAAAAAGATATGGAGAAAGTCTTAAGGGATATTGAGAAATTAAAAGATAAACAAAGAACATTTTCAAACGGAGCACAATAATGATGGATAAAATTGTAACAATTCTTATTGGAGTTATGTTAGCTGTGTCTGGTTGGGTATTAACTCAAACATTTTCTTTATCTACTAATCAAGCAGTTCAAGTTGATAAGGTAAGTAAATTAGAAAGACACGTTGAAAAACTACAAGATAGAATGGAAATAATGATGGATAAAGATGAAGATATTATTGAACAACATAAAAAATTATTCAAAGCTTTAGAAAATAATTCTGACTCTTCATCTAGTTATAACTACTAATGCCAAGACCTGTAAGAAAATGGATAGTTCGATTAAGAATGTGGTACGCTGATATAAGAGGGCATCATGGACATAGATGGGATTATGAACCATCAGAACATTACTTTGGAAGAAAGAAAAAATAATGATTGAAACAGTTACAGCTTTACTATTATTTTTAAATGGTTCAATGATAGAGCACGTTTATAAACCTGACTTAGGAGCTTGTTTAAAATCAAAACGTATAGCTTCTCGTGAATTAAATCCTGAACGTGTGGTTTTTAGTTGTAAAATTGTTACAGCTAAAACAGAATTGGATGACCAAACTAAATATGGAAAACGGATACTTAAAGTATTGGAGGGACATGAGTAAGAAAACATATAAAATATTTTTACTTACATTACTATTATTATTCTTTGGAGCTTGTATAGCATTCGGAGGCGAAGCTGAAGATGTTGCAAAGAAAAAAGGATTAGTTGATTTAAGTCCTTCAGTACCTGAGAAAGGTATTGTCTTTGCAGTATGTATATTTGCTGTTGGTGAAGATGGAACTAAATATTTAGTAGACCATAGAGCCGCAGTTAATATGGGTCATTGTCTTAAAGAAAAAAGAAAAGCAGAATTAAAATATAGAGACCCTAAACATAGAGAATTAATGGGTGGTACAAGATTTGTTTTTGCTTGTGATAAGGTAGATGCCTTAGTAGAGATACAAGAAAATGGTGATTGGAAAATTTTAAAAATATTAGGTAAACATAAAGCAGCTTATAAGCAAAAGAAAAGCTATGAATAAATGTGATTCATGCAACTGCAATTGTCATTGTAATGTTAAAGGACACTCTGATTTATATGGAGTCTGTCCTTGTGAAAATTGTAAGTGCAAAGAAAAAGAAGTAATTGTTGATGACAAGAACGAATGTTTAAGTTGTCAATAGAAAGGAGAAACAATGGCTAAAAAGAAAAAGAAAAAAGGCAAAAAGAAAAATAAAAAAAATAAGAAAAAGAAAAGATAGTTAAATGATGGATACCATAGGTTTAATTCTTCTGTTGTGTTTTATAATCTATGTTATCTATGATTTAAAAAAATAAATGATAAACGAAAAACTTATAACAATCCTGATTGCTATACTATTAGCATTAGGTGGTTGGAATTTAAAGGAAACTTATAGCATATCGAAAGATATGGTTTTGATTAAGGAAAAGGTGGCGACTATTCAAAATGAGGTATCGAACTTTAAAAATCTTAAGAGCAAGAAGAAACGCAAGAAGAAAAATGAAAACAACTAATGCGTGGGTTCGATATATAACTCTATTCCTTTTCAGTATTTTATTTCTTTTAATCTCAGGGTGTGAAAATACAAGACACTCGATTGGTATCTCAGGTAAACCTTTAAGTACTGACATGGAGCAAAATATTAAGATGAATTATAAAATTATTTTTGGTAAGGTAAGACCGAAGGAAGATACTGACGAATAAACTCTATGCTTATTTCCTTAAAAAAAGACGTTGGTATAGGAGAAGACGCAAAAAAAGAAAATGAAAATAGCTTTGGTAATAACAATATGTGGTATGATGGGATGTCTACCACCTCTTACTCATAATGATTGGAAATTTGAAACAGAAGAACAATGTATGTACAAAGGTTATTATCATATTGCGGAAGTTGCTGAAAACTATATGCGGTCTATAGGGGTACAACAATTCAAAGACCAAAAAATAAAGATGATGTATAATTGTTTACCTGTTGATAAAGTTTTTGAGGTTGAACCGATAGGAACTCCTACTTAGGAATGAAAAACATCCCTTGCAATTTTTTCTAAGTACGTATGTAATTCTGTAAAATTAGTTTTACACTCTCTCAACATAGCTTGTATTACCCCTGCATTTTCCTTTTTAAAATAGACAGGAATCTTATCCATAGGAAAAGTTTTTAATTCACTAATAAACTGTCCTTGATTATTAATAATTAATTTGAAGCCCATTAAATCGGCTTCTTTTTTTTTGGTTCTTTTAGATTTATTTAATTTTCGAGGGAGTTGCACTAGCTTTTCTCATTAAGTCAACAAAAAAATCATCATCACCTTTATCTTTTCTTAACTTAGTTAATGGTTTATCGCCCTTTTTATATATCTCTACACTTCTAACTCTAATTGGATTCGTCATAAAGACTGGAAGTCTTGGATTGTTATTACTCTTCACCATAAAGAATCCATCATCCGCTATACCAAATGTTAGTACATTTTGTATATCTATATCATCCATACCAACTAAACATAATCTCATATTATAAATAGCAGGGGGTCCACCTGTAATAGGTTCACCTTTTAAATCATAAATTTTATCTATCATTTATTTTCTTACAATATGTTTTCTTAATGCTCTAACAAGTTCTTCTATCTTATCTATTATAGCAATTAAAGATTTATCTTTTATAAAACCTTGTTCAGATTTTAATTCATCATACTCTCTTAATGGAATTGTTACAGTTCTACGTGTAGTAATTTCATCTTCATAAGTAGATGCTTCGGCTCTATCTTGTTCTTCATTCATTATTTTTTATAGCACTTTCTATTTTAGAGGATACAAAACTAGGTTCAGTTCTCACCTCACCTATTACTCCTCCTTGTCCATCATCATCTATTAAACTATCCACACTTGTTGTATGAATTTCATTTAACTTTTGATTATTCCTTGTTATCTTTTTCTTTAGATGGTCTTTAAGTTCACCTATTCTTACATATAATATTTTATCTATTGCAGGATTAATTCCATACATAGGTAAATCATTAAGAGCAGAAATTATTCTACGAAAACCTCTTGCTCTTTTTTCTAATTGTGTTATAGTACTCTCATTAATCATCATAGTCCCTTTCCAATATCATTTCTAAATAATGTATGGCTTTTTCTATATCCTTCCTCTTCCCTTTTTTTTGATGTCTGCATATATACTTAATAGCATTCCCTTCTGCAAACAAAATTTTATTTTCATTAATAAATTCTGCAGGTTGAATCTTCATAGAATTATAATGATTCCCATCCACCTGCTTACTTAATGAATCGTATGTCGTACCTTTAAACATTCCTTTATCTGTCATTACATAGCAAGAGGACCATGTTCAGCCATCTTTGCTCTTCTCTTATCTCTTTCTGTAGGTTCTAAGCTTTCATTTAAATCATCTATAGTCCAATGAGGATTCTTTTTTAATTTTTTAACTATCCATTTATAAGACCAAGGTTGTAAACGTAATGTTGTACCTTGCCAATAATGAGTTTGATTAGGTAATAATTTAAATACATTCTTTACATTAACTTTCTTTTGTTCATCAGGATTTAATAATCCCTTAAGCCATTCAACCATAATATGTTTAGCTTTGTTTCTTATCTTACTCATTTGTTTTGTATTCATTATTCCAAGTCCATCATAGGTGCAGTAATAGGAGTTGACATATTATAAAAAGTATACTTAACAGTTAGTTCTTCCCATGCCTTTATATTTTTTATAGCAACTAAATTATATTTAGTATAATTCGTAGATTTTAATTCTACTTTCTCACAATTAGGTTTATCTGAATGATTTATAAATCCACCTAAAGGTGTACGAATTAGTTCCCCTTCTATTTTATAATGACTAACACCAAAATTAACACCCTTGGGTTCAAACAATTTTGTAAACAATCCTAATCCTTGTATCTTACTCTTAGCAATTGTAAGTTTAATACATTCATTATCAGGTAATGGTTTATATAAGTCTTTATCTTTTTCCATAAGTTTGTAATTCTTCTGAAAAGTTTTGAGTTATCTCTTCAACATTAGGTTGTCTACTTACTTCAGCTAAGTAAACATATCTATTAGAATATTTAAATACTCTTAATCCTTTACCATCATTAGCATCCTTATAACATTCCCATTTATGTGAACAAAACTGACAACCAATAGGTAAAGATTTATTTCCACCTTTAGTTTCAGATAACTGATAACATCTATCAGGTGGTGTC